TTATAACAAATCCTCTTCCATAAATGCAACCACTTCTGCTTGCTTTGACGGATACAAATGACTATATGTATTTAGGGTTGTTGATACATTTGAATGACCTAGGCGTTGGGCTACTACAAGTGGACTGACGCCTTTGTTAATTAAATAAGATGCATGAGAATGCCTAAATTCATGGAGTAGAATTTTTCTTACATCAGCAGTTGTAAGGAAGCGCTCGTAATTTTCACGAAGTGTTGTTATTGCGATACTGTTGTAAAAGTCTCCGAAAACCACATAATCATTTTTTAGTGGCATGTTTAATGTAACATATTTTTGCAAGTCTTTTAATAAACTCATCACATGAGTTGGCAACATAATAATTCTATTGGATGATTTAGTTTTGGGTTTTGTAATTTGTCTGTTGAATTCTGTTTTGTTTATATCAATCGTTTTTTTCTCAAAATTAATATCTGCCCAGGTCAAAGCTAATAGTTCTCCTTTTCTTGCACCACTATAATATAGCGTGGAGAAAAAAGCTTTATATAGTGGATCTTCCACAACTTTTATGAATTGTTTGAATTCATCGAACTCCCAAAAATTCATGCGTTTATTTGATTCTTTTTCAAAATTACCTGCAATACGTGCGGGATTATTCGGAAGACCATAGAATTTTATCGCAAAATTTAGTATTGCTGAGAGGGTAGTATGAAACTTCTTTAAGGAGTCAGCAGAGTATTTGTTAATAACTTTATTTTGGTAATTCATTACATGTTTAGGTGTAAGGTGATCTATTTTTACCTTTCCGAACTCTGGTACTAAGTGGTTGTAAATAACATTTCGAATAGTGACTATGGAAGATTCTTTCCTCCTTTGACAATACCAATCAAAGTAGCTATCAGCAACTTGAGCAAATGTTAAACTGGAATTTGTTTCTTTTTCAACTAACATTTTCGCTTCGGCTTCACGTGCTTCCTTTTTTGTTTTAAACCCCCGACGTTTTACTTGCTTTTGAGTACCATCAAACTGACGGACTCTGACAACGAAGAAATATGTTCCGCGTTCTTTATCTTTGTAGATCACCACAGGAATCCCTCCAGTATATATAAAGATTGATAATTCAATTTATTGAGTAGATTATAACTTGTTTGTTACCAAAAGAAAAGGCTCCCAAAATAAATTGAGAGCCTTTCCTTGACTTTAACCACTTTAATTTTAATAACATATAACTTAAAAACTTCCCACTCATAAAAGTGGGGAAGATTGGTAGGGAAACCAATCAGGATAATACAAGTAAGGATGAAATCATATTACCATAATGATTGTGGGGCGTATATTGAGAAAATTCGACATTTGTTTTTTATAATATTGTAATACGCTTTTTAATTGGTTGGGTGCAATTATTGAAAATTGGCTGGTTTCTACCTTGATTTGAGTAGAATATAATAAAAAATGAACTTCTATTCATTATTTGTGTGAAATATTTGAAACGGAAGTCGAATAATTTCAATATTTTTCTTAGAAGCTATATTGAGAAATATATTTCAGGATGGAATAGAATATATGTTTGTGCTAAAATTGGCTTTGGATACAGTATATGGGATTATGTCAAACAAATAGACAGAATAGTCTTAAAAAATAAAATAATTTAAAGCATAAAACTCGCAGAGCGTGTGTAAGAGGTCCACCCATAAAGTCTCTCACACCGTTCATCCTAAACCTACCTTAGGACAAACATTTGCATCATACGAGTTCCTCCTTAGTTTAACAGATATTCATCATTCGTAGTGCAGTTTAGAGGTTGAGAAAATAGGATGGTGGATTTTTATGTTTTAAGGGTAAGGGGGAACAACATGAAAAAAGTTATGGACGAATTGTTGGAGAAAATTGAATCTTTTGGGTTCACACGTCGGCAATTTGCTATAAGGATTGGTGCAAGTCGTGAAACATTCCGAAGGGGTATAAATGCAGAAAGCGAAATGGATGTAGAATTGTTTTTTACAGCTATAAATTTTCTGTATGAAAATCCTGAGGATAAACGAAAAATTACAGCTAAGTATTTTCTAGCATGTAATCATCCAGCACATTTAGAAGTAGGGTTAATTTATTGTCAGGTACAAGGTGAATATAGTTTAATGAATGCGCTTATTGAACAAAATAAAGAAAATTCTAGTTTATCAATATTTTTTACAATATACATATTGTTTAATAAACGTAATAAAAATGAATTAAGAGGGCAACTACTTTACGAAAAAATTAGGGAGACTCGTTTTTCTTCGAATCCGCATGTTCAAGTTATGGCTAACATTTTATATATGTTAGCGTTGGCGGATAAACCTAATAATAATGCAATTATTCAATATGTAGATGAGGTTGAGGCAAATCTTAAACTAATTAAGAAAGGGAGAATAAAAGATTACCTTCGCATGTTTGCAGATGAACGCATTGCATTTATGCATTTATGGAGGATAGAGTTGAATGAGTGTAGAAAAATTGCTTATAGGATTATTGATTCACCTATTGATATTCCGATGATTAAAATGACAGGCGTTTCGTGTTTGGCGGAAAGTTTTCAGGTTGAGAATCCTATAAAGGCTGAAGCCCTTTTGGTACAAGCGGGGGATATGTTAAAGGAAATTAAAGTATCTCAGCAATCTCAAAAATATATAGCAGTCCAAACCACTTTAGCTCACGTCCGGATATATAATAATATAAACATTGATAAAATTGATGTATCGACACTTCATCCAACTGAGCGGGCGACATTTGAGTATCGTTTCGGGAATCGCGAACTTGCACTTTCTATTTTTGAAGAGTTAAAAGAAGCTGGGCATACTCCTTTTTCTCGAATTGCACATTCGATGTGTATTCAGGATATTGATGGTATTAAACAGGCGTTACTGGAATTTGAATTAATGGGATTGAGTTTTTATGGACAAATGTATAAAATGATTCTTAACAAGGAAGGGGTTGTGTTGGCGTGAAAGTGAAGATAGTGACAGTATTAACGATTCTGGGGATTGTGAGTTTGTGGGGAGGAAGTTTAAGTGATTTTGAACAGAAAGAAGTTCAACAGAAACAAACAGAAATAAAATATATGTTTAACGATCCGGGAACTAGCTGAATAGAATTTTAAAAAAGTCACTACTTAGTAGTGACTTTTCGTGCTTTTAGGGGTGACCCATTCTAAAGGGATATGTTTCAAAAATGGGTCACCTATAATTTTACAATTTATAAAAAGGAGAGACTTTGTATGGTTCTAAATACGTGTAGAATGGAATCAGGAGGATGCGAAATGAACAAAGAACAATTGGCGAAAGAGTTAATGGTAAAGTGGTTTTTAGAAAGCAAGAGAACAGATGTCAAAGAGGTGTTACAAGTCATTACCTCAAGTGTATATGAAGAAATAGAAACCAAAAAAGCTAACAATTAAGTTAGCTTTTTTGGTAGAAAATTATCTCTTATTTTTGAGTTTTAGTAAATTGCACATACATCAAAGCTTGTTTCCACGCATTTTCTTGCTCATTTTCTGGTAGGTCGGATACCAATTCAGCAAAACGTGAAGCCATTTCAGCCGTTTTTTTATCTTCAGCTTCCGTTAAACGTGAATCTTGTGATCGTCCTAATAAATAATCTGTAGTCACACAATATAAATCAGCGATCGCTGTAAGTAAGGACATGCTTGGCTCAATTCTATTTGTCTCCAGATGAGAGTAAGTAGGTCTAGAAATGTTTAATTGGTTAGCTATTTCACCTTGAGTGCGCTTTCCTCTTAATTGTTTTAATTTGTTGCCCAAGGTCATTGGAATAATCCCCTTTCATACCCGGAATGTCTTAACCTCATTATAGTTAAAAAAATTATCAATTTAAACCCTTTTAAGAAAAAATGTTCAAAAATTTATAAAAAATATTGATGTTCAAAAACTTATCATTTATACTGAAGGTACGGAAAGAGTTAAAATGATAAGAAGGTGATTCAATGAGTAATGTAGTTAAAAACGAGAGACTCCATTGCAAAATGACAAGAAAACAATTAGCGGAAAAGTTAGGTATATCAGTAGCGTACATAAGGAAGATAGAAGATGGGTATATACCGAGACCTTATATAATCGCAAGATATCAAACAGTGTTTAATAGGAGCGCTAGAGAGCTTTTTCCTGATTATTTTGCGGTATTTGATGATAAATAATTTATCTTAAAGTAGCTAATTTGTGAGTTGAAATATTTAATTTTTTTCAAAAGGAGCGATACCATGCATAAAAACCTATACATCGCCAGAAAAGAGCAACGCATGACACAAGAGAAAGCAGCAAATTTGATTCATATTGCACCAAGAACATACTTTGCTAAAGAACACGGTAAAAGTGACTTCACCCTAAAAGAGGCTCAAAAACTAGCAAAATATTTCAAAACAACAGTGGACGAGCTGTTTGCGCAATAGAGGAGGGGAAACAGGTGAAAAACGGCAAACGACCAACGAAGCGAGAGAAAATGCATATGAATTCGTACAGCTTAAATTCTGAAAACTGGTTGATCTATAAAAAAGTTGATGGACGACTACACTTGATTCATCGTCATACAAACTCAACACGAGTCATTCCAAGTGCATAGGGTGGACAAGCATTATTACAAATGAGGAGGATTTTTTATATGAATGAATTAACAGCAGCAAACGAACAACCCTTACATAATGAACTGGTATTCGAAAAGAATGGTGAGGCAGTAACAGATAGTTTAATGATTGCTGAAATGTTTGGCAAACGACATGACAATGTCTTGTCAGATATTAAGCTTCAAATAGAATATGCAGGAGAAGAATTCTCACTCCTAAATTTTCAGGAGTCAAATTATAAAACAGATAGAGGACGAAGTTACCCAAAGTACAATTTAACAGAGGAAGCATTTACATTAGTTGTTTTTGGCTATAACACGAAAGAGGCTGTACAAACCAAAATTCGATTTATACAAGAATTCAAGCGCATGAAAAACCACATCCAGAACCAACAACAAGTTCCAACAGACCCCATGAGCATTTTAAAACTTACTTTTGAAGCATTAGAAGGACAGAAACAAGAACTTCAGCACATTAAATCAGATGTCAAAGACTTACGAGAAAACGCACCATTATTCGCAGTAGAATGCGATGAAATTTCAAATGCAGTAAAATGTCATGGTGTTATTTTATTAGGTGGTAAACAGGCAAATGCGTATCAACACGCAGGATTGAGAGGAAAAGTATATCGGGATATTTATAACCAGTTATACCGTGAATTTGGTGTGACGAGTCATAAAGCTATCAAACGTTGTCATTTAGAAATAGCAGCGCAGATTGTTAAAGAGTATACATTGCCAATTGTATTAAGTGAAAAAATTAATTTAGTAAATTCGCAAATCAAGTTTAAAGAGATGTAGAAAGGAGAAAATATCATGACCAAATCTGTTCTAACAAAGGATCTCGGCAAGAAACAAATACTAGAGGAATTTTTACAGCATTGTGAAAAGAAGCAAGTTGAAGCGCTGCAAAAGAATGATCCATATCAGTTTTGCATCTGGATCAAAGAAGCCCGATTAGCCCGAAGGGAATTGGCGGCACTCTATCGTGCGAAAGAGAAACATGATGAGGAACGTACGCATATAAAAGAAATTGTTCATCGTTTGAGAAGTGTAGGCGTGAATGCGGATGTTGTGGAAAGGGCGCATTATATTACGCTTTCTGAGGAGGTTAGCTGAATGTTAGAAAACCCAAACACCATAGGCAACCAACACAATTCCTCCAGAAAAGATTTCGAACATTATTGTAGCGATTGCGATGGTGAATTGTATTTCGGTATGACCTATTATGAATTTGAGGGGAATCTCATTTGTGAGGAATGCGATGAGAAGTTTTTAGAACGCCATGGCACACGTTTTGTGGCAGGGGAATAAAAAAGAACTCACGGCAATGAGTTCCTTAGAAAAAACAAATTTGAAGCTAGTATACCACGGAGAGCGAGTGAAAGAAATATGCAGGTGAAAGTATTGGCAAATACATTACATATGAATCGTAAGGCTTGGTTAGAAGTACGTAAGCAAGGATTAGGCGGTAGTGATGTGGCAGCCATTGCTGGCTTAAGTAAATGGAAGTCACAAGTACAGGTGTTTCTTGAGAAAACACAAGCTATCGAGCAAGAGGATGTACAAAGTGAAGCTGCGTATTTCGGGAATGTATTAGAAGAAGTCGTCGCCCAGGAGTTTGCTAAGCGTACGGGACTAAAGGTACAACGTCGAAATGCCATCTTACAACACCCGGAGTATCCATGGATGCTTGCAAACGTGGATAGGCTCATCGTGGGAGAAAGAATTGGATTAGAATGCAAGACAGCGTCTGAATATTTGAAAAAGGATTGGGAAGGCGAAGAGATACCTGTTGCTTACCTTCTCCAGTGTCAGCATTATATGGCTGTGACAGGCTATGAAGCATGGTGGATTGCGGTATTAATTGGTGGTAATAAGTTTGTGTACAAGAAGATCGAACGGGATGAGGATATTATCCAGTATCTTATCAATATGGAACGGGACTTTTGGCTGAATCACGTCGAAAAGGATGAACCGCCTATGTTTGACGGTTCAGAGGCATCTACGCAGCTACTCAAGCAAATGTATCCAGAATCTATTGAGGATAGTTCTATCAGTCTAGGAAAGCAAGAAGAGCTACTCATTGAAGCGAGAGACCAAGTAGATAGAGAAATGAAGGTACTACAAGAACAAAAGGCAGAGTATGAGAACAAGCTGAAAGCGAAATTAGGTTCTCATGAAAAAGCGACAACGGAGAATTACACCATTCATTGGAAGTCCTATACGAGTAATCGTTTTGACAGTAAACGGTTTAAAACAGACCATCCGGATTTATATAAAAAATACGCAAAAGAAACTATATCGAGAAAATTTATCGTGAAATAAAAAATAGGGAGCGGGTTACATATGGCAACAAATGAAAAGTTAAAAAATCAATTGGCAAATCGAAAAGAAAGTGCCCCAGTTACACCAGAACAAACCGTAGAAGCATACATGAAGAAAATGGCTCCAAGAATGGCGGAAGTATTACCAAAACATATGAGTATAGATCGTATGAGTCGAATCGCCCTCACAACCATTCGTACAACGCCAAAACTTCTTGAATGCAATGTACATTCCCTTATGGGAGCTGTGATGCAAGCGGTACAGCTAGGACTGGAACCAGGATTATTAGGACACTGTTATATCTTACCGTATAAGCGTGAAGCGACATTTATTATTGGGTATAAGGGGATGATTGACCTCGCAAGACGGTCTGGTCATATTCAAAGTATTTATGCCCATGCTGTACATGAAAATGACGAATTCGAGTATGAGTTGGGGCTGCATCCTAAATTGGAGCATAAGCCATCACATGGAGATCGTGGCGCATTTATTGGAGCGTATGCAGTCGCTCATTTTAAAGACGGTGGGTATCAAATGGAGTTTATGCCGAAAAGTGAAATTGAGAAACGCCGGAAACGTTCTGGAGCCGCTAATTCTAGCTATAGCCCTTGGAGTAGCGACTATGAAGAAATGGCGAAGAAAACCGTGGTTCGTTACATGTTTAAATACTTACCAATCAGCATAGAAGTACAAACACAAGCGCAGCAAGATGAAGTAGTGCGAAAAGATATTACGGAAGAGCCGGAGTTTATTGAAGTGGATCCAATCGAAGGAGAACAGGTAATAACAGAAGATGCTGGACAACAAGAATTCCCGATTGAAGGATGAGCAAATCAAAGGTGCTCCTCTCCCGTAAATTGTGGGAGAGAGCGCAATCCAAAGAAGAACGAAAGCTTTCTATTGCAAGATATATACAGACTGGGTATCCAAACTATCGAATTGAAAAAGTTATTGTGGAAAACCAATCATACATCGCAATTTGCAGAAGGGAATGAACCTTGTGGATTTTCAAAGTGAAGTGTTTGACATCATTCATACGTTTAGTGGACAAGCAAATAAAATCGTCGTCAATACAGTATTTATTGACCTTGTAGATGACTTAGAAACAGGTTTGTTTTTATCACAACTTGTCTATTGGTCAGATCGTACAACAAGAGAAGATGGTTATTTTTATAAAACGGATAGCGAGTGGCATGAGGAAATCCGAATTAGTAAATACGGTGTTCGAAAAGCAAGAAAAAAACTAGGGGAAATGAGCGTTCTGAAAACGTATGTGAAAAAAGCAAATGGTGTTCCTACTGTACACTACAAACTAGATAAAAACCGTTTTTTCGAAATAATCATTTCCTTTTTGCGAAATCGAAAAAAGGAAAGTTCGAAATCGAAAGATGGAAATTGCGAAAACGAACTTTCTTTAACAGATATTACTGCAGATACTACTACAAATATAGATGATGATGTAGACAAGCACCCGCTGATTGACGAAAAATTCCAAAAAAGTTATCAGTACTTACTGCAGAACAATATTCCGCTAAGTGAAACAGCTCTGCAAGATTTGGGAGAGTTTTGTGATGTGCTAGGAAGTGAAATGGTGTTAGAAGCTGTGGATCGAGCAATTGACCAAAATGCAAAACGCTGGAAGTATATCAGCGGTATTTTATCCAATTGGCAGAAAAGCAATGTCAAAACAATGGCAGATGTCATGCAACTGGATGAAGCATATAAAAACCAAAAAGGCGGTGGGGAACATGCAGCACGTAGGAGACGCAATCGCGGACATTATCAAACGGGCAGAAGCTATGAGGAAGAAGTTGCAAGCCGAGAACGAAACATGCCAAGTTACATCAAACGCGTATAAGTGCGCACCATGCCAGGATACAGAAGTGTTATTTTACGAAGAAGTGAATGAATTTGGAATGAGGGTATCGGTGCAGAAGGATTGTTCCTGTAAGGTACAACGAGTGATCGAACGAAGGTTGCAGAATGCAATGATTCCAGAAGAGTTTGCACAAGCGAGATTTGATTCTTACAAACAAAAGACAGAGAACCAAAAAGTGTTGTATGAAACCATCGTAAAATATTTGCGTAATTTTGAAGAAATCAAGGGAACGAAACAAAATAGCTTAGGCTTTATCGCAACGTTTGGTGAGCTCCGCATTAAACAGTTAGAACCATCCAAACGGTCACAGGCAAAGCGGGAACATAACAGTTTTGGTCTTGGGAAAACACATTTGCAAGTGGCGGCAGCGAAATATCTCATGAAGCAAGGATATAGTGTATTACTAATTTCGGATGGAACGTTCATGGATGATCTTATTGCAGCAAAGATGATGAACGATGACAAAAAAGAATTCAATCGCTTACTACATTCTGCAAAGCAAGTAGAAGTTCTAGTGTGGGATGATTTAGGAAAATCGAAATGGTCGGAAGCAAAAGAAAATTTGTACTACCAAATCATTGATTATCGATATCGTCATAATTTACCGATTCTGTATAGTTCAAACGAAGATGACGAGACGTTAGGTGAAAAGATAGGTTTTGCAGCAAATAGTCGTTTAAAGGGTATGAGTAAAGATTATATGGTCGCTGTTGAAGGTGAAGATTACCGGGAGAAGGAGTGAAGGTTATGAGCAAAGTGTCAGCTGAAAAGAAATTGGAGTTTATGGATTGGATAGTGGAGAATCTGGAATGGAAAACGAGATACGGTTTTCGCTCTCTCATGCTATTTCGTTGCAAGGAAGTGCTAAATAGAGTCCATTTCGTAGAAAACGCTAGTAAATATTCGTACGGTCTTGAACTTACGACTGCATGTTCAGAAGGAGAAGCAGTGTCATTTTACACCCCATTCGGTGCGTTGAATAGTTACGAACAATTTGTGGAAAATGAGGAGCATATGTATATCCAAATCAATTTCAAAGGGAAATATGAGAATACGCTGTATCTGGATGTGGTAGAAGACGATGCGTGCTCCTTGCGGACCTATTTAGACGATGAAAATTATGATGAAATCGAGACGCTACTGACGAACCTACGTACTTGATACATAAAAACAAAGCACGCTTGCAAAAGCTGGTGATGAAATAAGGATGAGTGAACTTGAGTAAATACAACAACAAAAAAGTACATCTCGATGATTACGTGTTCGATTCACAAGCGGAAGCACATTATTACGAGAGCTTGAAAATTCGTTATGCAAGAGGCGAAGTACAAGGTTTTGAACGACAGCCTATCTTTAAGTTACAACCCGCGTTCAAGAAACAGGATAAAAGCTTTCAAGCCATTACATACATAGCGGACTTCTTGGTGTACTTGCCAAATGGCGAGGTAGAGGTCATAGACATAAAAGGTTTTATTACCGAAACGTTCAACGTGAAACGAAAGCTGTTTGAGTATAAGTATCCGCACTTACAGCTGATTTTGCTGAAGCATGTGAAGAAATACGGTGGGTTTATCACATTGGATGAATATAACAAGTTGCGACGAGCGGAGAAGAAAGCGAAAAAACAGAATAAAGGGAGCGGATCATAATGACGTATATCGAATTTAAAACGGTGTTGAAGAAAGTGAACTTAAAACCTGATGGGAAGAAAGAGATTGTGTTAGAAGTAACAGATTCCTCATTGCAAGGGAAATTGGATTCTCTGTCTGAAATGATCGATGCGAAAGTATTTGTCTCGCTAGAGTCTATGCAAGTCAACTTTCATGTCACACTGAATGCGAAAACAAATGGGCCAGTTACACAGTACGAAGTGGACGAGAAAGGAATTGTCCAAGAGGTAAAATCAACGTTTGAGCAAATTGAAGCGAATCTGGATATGGGGAAGAAAAGATACAAACACGTGAAGAGAAAGAACAAGCAGACCGTGAGGTTATCGATGCGTTTATCATCAGCGGTTTAGCACCGAATTTTGAGGGGATGCCGAATAAACTTCCTGAGATTGTCAAACGCCGTCTGGAAGGAGAATCCTATTTAAAACTGGCAAATGAGCTGAACATGTCTTCCGGTCACATTATCGAAACCATTGATGAATATCGTAAACGTGTCGCACCATTAGCCATCAAGTGGCACGAGTGGAAAGAACAGCAACCAGAAACAAAAGAAGAGCCAAAGGGCGAGGAGAAACCAGGGGAAACGGTAGAGACAGAAGAAGAGGTGGTTTCCGAATTACCGCAGCCATCGGAAGAATTTGAAATCATAGAGGAGGACAAGCCTTCCGATGAAGCGTGATAAGAAGTCGATTCGGATTCACATATTAAACCTACAAGATCAACACTGCGCGGGATGTAAGAAAGTGCCAACATACGGGAAGTCAGGAAATCACAAGATTTCTTGGTGCATGGATAACTGTGAGATTGGGAAACAACTCAAAAAATTCGGAGATACCTTACTGGAAGGGAGAAATGAGAAAATGGTAGCGCAAATGGCTGAAGAGAAAAAAGAGGGCGTTAAAAAGTCCTCTAAGGGGTCGAGAGTGAAAAAGAACACAAAACCATTGGCTGAGGATACAAAGGTTGTTAAAAAGAAAACGGAACATTCTGAAGGGGTATCTAATGGAGTGCCTCAAACGGAATTGCAAGCAGCGCTAGAAAAGTTGAAACAACAACTCCAAGAGCGCGAGGAAGCATACACAATCTTACTCAACGAGTTTAACCAGTTAAGCGAAAAGAAATGGGAAATCGAAGCGGAACTTCGAAAAGCACAAATCAGAATTGGCGCGGCGGAAGAAACAGTCGGAATGGAACGGAAACATCGTCTAGAGTTACAAGCAAGAGCCCAAGCGTTAGGAATCGCATTGAAAGCTATATTGTAGGTGTTTCACATGAAACTTTCAAGAGAAGGACGCATACGCCTTACGTATCAGATTGGCGATATCATCGAACAGAAATGTAGACGGTGTTATTACAACCGCTCAGATGATGCGAGTTTTAGTGTGAACATTTGTACAAATTGCCCGACTGGTCAGGAGTTATGCCAGTTGGGTAGGTATTTTGATACAGAGCCGAGACGTCGCAGAGGAAAGCCCGGCAATGTTCCAGATGGATTAACGCCGGCATGCGTACGGAAACTGAATGAGCAAGGGATATCCGATTAAAAAATCAGTATCCTGTTCCAGCGAAGTCCATCTTACGTCTATAAATCGAAAATGAGATGGAGAAAACAAGGATTGTGGGAAGGGCCGAATCAGGTGGCGAAGAAAGTAAGGAATGGGACGAGGGATGAACGAAACGTTAGTCCCTCTGAATAGCAGTAAACAAACGAAAGAGGATGGGATTGCGTTTTGCGAGGGGATTATGTTACATCGGATGCCTTCGTCAAAAAAATATAGTACGAGGGGAAATGAAAAATGAATCAAACGCAAATGTTTTCACACAACATGTTCGGTAACTTAGAAATCTTAATTCAGAATGGAAAAGAGTACTTTCCAGCGACAGATGTTGCGAAGGTATTGGGATATACGAATCCCACAAAAGCGGTAAGAGATCATTGTAAAAAGGACGGGGTAACGTTTTATTCGGTGGTTATTTCAGAGAAGAATCAAACGGTTGAAAAGAAATTCATCAGCGAACCGAACTTATACCGTCTAATTGTTAAATCCAAACTTCCTCAAGCAGAACAATTTGAAACATGGGGCTTACATGACACCGCCTACGATAAATGCTTTACTGCAAGATCCTGATTTATTGATTAGCCTTGCGTCACAATTGAAAGACGAACAACAAGCCAGACATATGGCGGAACAAAAGAATCTGATGTTAACCCAGCAGATTGCAGAAAATGAATCAAAGATGACATACCTCGATCAAATTCTTCAATCAAAAGATACAGTAACCGTTTCACAAATTGCGGCTGATTATGGGTTATCTGCAGTTCGATTAAATAAAATCTTAAAGGATGAAAAAGTACAGTACAAAGTAAACAATCAATGGCTGCTGTATGCGAAACATCAAAATAAAGGGTATACAAAATCGCAGACAATTGATGTCACGCATTCGGATGGGAGTAAATCTGTAAAAATGAATACACGCTGGACACAAAAAGGTAGGTTGTTTATCCATGATATGTTAACAAAACGAGGAATTATTCCGGAAATGGATAAGGAGGCGGTATAAATTTTATACTGCAGAAAAACGACATCATAGAACCGGGTAAATTCGTGTTTGAATCTTTTTGGAATACCCTAGGTATTGGATGAGGGGTAACGTGTTAAAAAGAAGGATAGGGCGTTTAAATCAAGAATAGGGATTGTAACAAAAAAGAGGAACCCTTTTGTAAGAGTTCCTAAAGTAGCTAGCTGACAAGCTAACAAGAAAAAACATAATAATGTATGTGTAGCATAATCTAATAAAGCGAATGTATGCAAAATAAAAACAGCTAGCTAAAACTAGCTGTTTTTCCGTTCTAAGGAATGCAGCGTTTCGTTAATAATTCAATTAAGGAAGAAAGCCGCGCCAAGGCTTAGTTACAGTGTGCACGAAAAATAAGATTGTATGCAGGAGGATGACACATGAATCAATTATCTTTTTTTACATATGTTGATGAGAAAGAAATCCGTCCTTTTGTGATAGAAGAATTGAAGAAGTATAAGGTGTTACGCGTTCGTTTTCAGAATCAGCGAGAACGAATGGAGGTAGGTGCAGATATCTTATTTCCGGAATTGCGGAAGATAGATGCCCATGAACTCAAGTACAGGCAATTACATCGTGCATTTGAACATGCCTTAAATCGAGAAGAACAACAGATACTAGAAATGAAATATATGAGTGCGACAGAGTTAAACGATGATTATATTTATACGGTATTAGGGATGAAGCGCGGGAAGTTTTATCGGAAACGAAAGTCAGGGATTTTGAATTTTGCAACTGCGTTAGAGATGATATAAAAATTTATGGAACTTTCGGGGTACTATTTGGGGCACTAAATCGGGAACCTTTTTAAGTTGGAATCGGAGGTACGATATTCTTACAGTTATTGTTTAAAAACAGTGTACTGTGGGGATAGCGTATCCGCCATCATGTGAAGGAATGTGAGTGGGCCCCATTATCAAAACGTTACCGAAGAACGGGCATGGGCGGTAGGAACCCGCGACAGAACGAAAAAATCAAGGGGAATTATATATAAGACCACGGTTCTAGATGGTATCGTGGTCTTGTTTATTTATAGCAACCAGTGATAATATCTGTTGGAACACAATATCAATAGGGAGAGGATGGTGATTGTATGGAAAAAATATTTGCCACACATGTGAGCTTGGTAAATGGGAAAAAGCATATCTTACATATGAAGTTGGGGAGTTTTTTAGACAAAGTGGTTGCTCCAGATGGAAGTTTTAGGGAAGGACTAATACACTTGGATGACATTGTAATAAACCCAGAACATATTGTTTCTGTGCAGCAAGTCACTTCTGTACGAACGCGTAGGCCGAGTCGAACTATATAGGGAATGTGGAGAAGGCACCTATAGCGGGTGTTTTTTTCTATTTTATGAGGAGGATTCACAAAATGGCTAATAACAAATTAATTATTGAAGTAAATGCGGATAAAAATGGAGCGTTAGAAGGCATTAAGGAAGTAACAGAAGTTGCAAATGAATGTGCGGAATCGTTAGAGAAGTTAGAAAAGGTTATGAATAGGCTTACGAATAAGAAGAAACAAGAGGATATAAAATTTGTCCTGACATTAGGTGAGAAAGTAGTAGTTAAATCTATTGTTGAGCATACAGCTGATTCAATACAAGGTCGTGTAATTAAAAGGAGTGAAATAAATGAAACTAGATAAACAAGAACAATCTGTTGTAATTGGTACATTCATTTCAATGTTAGGACAAGATGTTGTAAATGAACGCATTGATAAAAAGAAATTAGAAAGGGTACTACCTATCTTTAATGAAATGCAAGATAATACAACACCAAAGCAAAAGAGAGAAGCGATGATTAGTTTGCTTGGTAAAACGTTGGATGAATTCTTAGAAAAGTAGCCATAAAAAAAGGAAAAGAAACTCGCTTGGGGGCGAATTACTTTTCCTGATGGCAATGTTAACTCTATTATAACAATTTGTATGTATTTGTAAATATATAATCGGAATATTCTTTTAAATGAGGTGAGGGTAGATGCTAGTCTACTGTTCTAACTGTAATAAAGATTATAATATGCAACCACAAGTAGCACAGCTTTCTAATCGTATTGAGAAGTGTTTCTACATTTGTCCACATTGTGGTCATGAGCATGTCGCTGCATATGTGAACGATAAAATCCGTAAGCACCAAGCGGACATTGTAAGGTATCATGAACGGATTAATAAAAAGAATCTTGCTATCGAGGGTGAAATGAAACGGTTGAGGAAGAGGGTGGAAGGTGCCAAGTAAACCATTCAAGCCATGTAAGTCAATAGGTTGCAATGAACTAACAAGGGATAAGTATTGTGCTAAACATATCGAAAAGGAAAAAGAAACCGCAAAATATTACGATAAACATATTCGAAACAAAAGCTCACGTTCCTTCTACAACTCAAGACTGTGGAAGGATATGCGTGAGCTTATTTATCGTAGAGATCATGGCTTATGTGTTCAATGTAGAAGCAAGGACATCATTAAGATAGGAGATGTAGTCGATCATATCATTCCTATCCGTGTTGATTGGTCGAAACGATTAGAACCGACTAATTTACAAACGCTTTGCCATGCTTGCCATAACAAGAAAACAAAAGAAGACGAGAAGAAAAACAGAAAATGATTCGAAAGAAAAAATTCACAAACACCCCCCACTATGAAAAAAGCAAAAGGCGACTTCCTGGAGACCGCCGCCAAGCTTTCCGTGTAAAAAGTTCGTTTTATTTCATAAAAGGGGGTTCAGCTGAGGGAGGTGGTTCACATGGGAAGAAAAGCGAAGCCGATTCATTTGCATTTATTAGAAGGTAATACAAATCGATTGACAAAGGATGAAATTGAACAGCGATTAAAAGCTGAAAAACAGTTACAAGCAAAAAAAGACAAGGTAAAGCCACCAACGTGGTTAGATTCAGTTGCAAAGAAAGAGTTTAGACGGATTGCTGGTGAATTATTAGAATTAGATGTTATTACAAACATAGATGTGAATGCATTAGCAACGTATTGTGATGCTTATTCTGACTATGTTGCATGCACCAAAATTATCCGAGAAGAAGGACTTCTTGTTGCATATACCAATAAGGCAGCTGAAACCAATAAAGTTCCCCATCCACTACTTACAAAGAAGAAACAGTTGCATGAACAAATGAAGGCTTTGGCTGTTGAGTTTGGTCTCACACCGAGTGCAAGAGCAAAAATTGTCATTCCAAATCGTAAACAAGGTCCGAAAACAAACGTAGAGAAGGAGTTTGACGTATAACATGATTAGACAATGGATGTTGGACTACTGTGATGATGTAATACATGGTGAAGTTGTTGCTTGTCAGAAGCATAAACATGCTTGTAAGCGATTTTTAAGAGATATTGAACGCGAAGGATCTGAAGATTTTCCTTATGTTTTTAAAGAAGAAAAAGCGCTCCGTTTTTTAAAGTGGATGTCTCTTTTTAAACATACAAAAGGAAAATTAGCAGGTCAGAGAATGGAACCACATTCCATACAAATTTTTGTGTTTAGCAATATTTACGGATGGGTTCATCGTAATACAGGATTAAGGCGTTTTAAAAAGGCGTATTGGCAAGTTGGACGTAAAAACGCAAAGTCTCAATCTTTAGCGTGTGTAGGCTCATATGAAGCAATGGCATTTGGTGAAAATATGTCAGAAGTCTACATTGGTGCTACGAAAACAGAACAAAGTAAAATTGTCTGGAATGAAATTAAAGCACAAATGAATGGATGTGAAGATTTAAAAGGAAAGTTCAATATTGCGTATGGGAAAATTGAACACCTTAAAACGGATTCTTTTATTTCCGCGCTCTCAAAAGATGCTGGGAAATCTGGTGATGGACTGAATGTTCAGTGCGGAATTATTGATGAATATCATGCACATCCTACTTCTGAAATTTATGATGTTCTGGTGTCAGGTTCGGGAGCTCGTCCGAATCCACTCATGATGATTATAACGACAGCTGGTTTCAATTTGAGTCATCCTTGCTATCGTGTGGAATATCAATATGTTTCTAAGATTTTGGACCCTAATATTGATATTGAAAACGAAGAATACTTTGTCATGGTTAATGAGTTAGATAAAGATGATGAGATTACGAATCCAGAAGTGTGGGAGAAAGCAAATCCAATTCTATGTAGTTATGAAGAAGGGCGTTCTTTTTTAAAAGGAGAACTTCAATCAGCTCTTGATGTACCTGAGAAAATGCGTAATTATCTCACGAAAAACATGAATAGATGGGTGGATAGGAAAGAAAATGGCTACATGGATATGCAAAAATGGAAGGATTGCAAGGAAACGGTGGAATTATCCGAATTAAAAGGGTTGGAATGCACAGTAGGTGTCGATTTATCAGCAAAAATTGACTTAACAAGTATTTCATTTGAGTTTAAAAAGGATGATAAGTATATCGTAATTAGCCATAGTTTTATGCCAGAAGATACGTTAGCTGAAAAGAGACAAACGGATAAAGTCCCTTATGATCTGTGGGTACAACAAAAATGGATCACAACAACACCTGGTGCAGTAGTTGATTATGAATATATTAAAACACATATTAGAAATATGGAAAAAGATCATACATTTAAAATTAAAGAAATATGTGCTGATCCATGGAATGCAACGCAATTTATGCAAGACATGGAGGCGGAAGGGTATACCATGATAGAAATACGTCAAGGTATGGCAACTTTATCAGGACCTACAAAGGATTTTCGTGAACAAGTGTATCAAAAGAAGGTCATCCATAACAACAACCCTGAACAACAACCCTGTACTGAACTGGGCAACTAGTAATGCTATAACAAAACAGGATGCTAACGAAAATATCATGTTGGACAAGTCGAAAACTACAGAAAGAATTGATCCGATAGCGGCTGTTATTAACTCGCATGTTCGATGCATGCTCAATTCTGGTGAGATGGACTTAAATTCCTATATATTAAGTCAAGATTTCTCATTTTAGGAGGAATGACATGCGATTCTTGTTGTTTTTTATAAGTATTTTAGAAGATATTCTATTGATTTCGGGGTTGTCCATTATTGTAGGGACGACTTTTTTTGTTAACCCGATTTATGGATGGTATCTGTTAGGGATTATTCTCACAATGTTGGGGGTGGTGATGATAAGAAGATAGAAAGGAGGTGAAACTTTTGATTTTTCGGCAGTTATTTAGAAATCAGGATACGACAGATTTAAAAAATCCTTCTCCTTGGTTTAAAAGTTTATTTGGATATCAAGCCGCAAGCGGTGAAAAGGTAACGGTTGAATCCTCTTTAGGTGTTCCGACGGTTTATCGATGTATTAATATCCTTGCAAATAGTGTTGCGATGCTTCCTTTTCAAACGTTTAAAAAGACAGCGAAGGGAAGGGAACGGGATAAGGCACATCAAGTATCGTTTGTTTTGGAAAGACGCCCGAATCCTTACCAAAGCCCATTTAAATTTAAACATTTAATCGAAACACATCGAAATACATGGGGAAATGCCTATATCAATATTCATTGGGGTGTAGATGGAAGGCCAAAAGAGTTGTGGGTATTAAATCCAGCTGTTACAACGCCCACGGTGGACTTAAAGACCAATAAACTATGGTATTTTACGAGCTTGCCAGACGGTACACCTATAAAAATACCTGATGAAGACATAATCCATCTTACTACACTATCTACTGATGGTTTAAGGGGGAAACCTCCTATTCAAATTGCAAGAGAGTCTATAGGTAGCTCACAGGCGGCCCAAAAGTTTAAAGGTAAATTCTTTACAAACGGTGCAGCGCATAGCGGGATATTAAAAACAGAACAACCTTTAAATAAAGAGGCTAAAAATAAACTTCGTGATGCCTGGGAAGAAGCAAATACAGGGTTGAATAATGCGCAAAGAATAGCTATTTTAGATGCTGGACTAGAGTTTGAAAAGGTTGGAATGCCTTTGAAAGATGCTCAATTTATCGAAGGTATGAAGTTTGATAAAGGTGAGATTGCAAATATTTTTAATATTCCTTTGCATATGATTAATGAGTTAGATCGTGCTACTTTCTCCAATATTGAGCAACAAGCGTTGGATTTTATTCAAAATACATTGAGTCCAATTCTTATTCAATATGAAGAAGAGTTTTCTTATAAATCATTTTCGTTTCATGAGCAAAAACGATATTACTTGAAGTTTAACCTAACAAGCTTATTACGTGCTGATTCTAAATCACGAGCAGAATTCTACAAAATTATGTTAGATGCTGGTGCATTTTCAATTAATCAGGTGCTGGAACTGGAGGATATGGACGGGATTGGGGAATACGGTGATAAACACCGTGTTGACTTAAACCATGTATCTATTGAAATCGCAGACGAATATCAATTGGCAAAAGCTAATGGAGGAGTGTTACAGAAGGGAGATGAGGACGATTAAAGACGTATTTACAATTAAAAATCAAACAGATTCTTCAGCTGATCTATTCATTTATGGTGACATCATAAACAATACCGGATGGAAATGGGACGATTCCGATGTGATGCCGGATGATGTGAAAAATATTTTAGGGCAGTTGGATGATAAAAGTAATTTAAATATCTATGTAAATAGTGGTGGTGGTTCTGTATTCGCTGGTTTAGCTATTTATAACATGTTGAAACGTAATAAAGCGCAAAAAACTGTTTATGTGGACGGTGTTGCAGCTTCTATCGCTTCCGTAATCGCCTTGGCTGGTGATCGTGTTGTTGTCCCTTCTAATGCTTTTTTAATGGTCCATAAACCATGGACTGTAAGTAGAGGGAATGCAAATGTACTTCGTAAAATGGCAGAGGACTTGGATAATCTTGAGGCTGGAATTATGAATGTATACAAAGAAAACTTGAAAGAAGGCATCGAAATTGAAGTAATTCAGCAATTAGTAGATGCTGAGACCTGGTTAAGTGGTGAAGAAGCTGAAAAATACTTCAATATTGAAGTTGTGGAAGCAAAAGAAGTCGCAGCTTGTAGTAGTGATTACTTTGATAAATATCAGAAAACACCTAGTAAAGTAGTAGCAAAAGCTCCTTCTATTCCAAAGAAAGACAATAATGAACAACTAAAAATTCAAAACGCACTAGACCTGTTAGAGCTTTAGGTCTATTTTTTGTGCCAAAACAAGGAGGAAATACCGAATGGATAAACGTGAACAAGAGTTACGTCAAAAAGTTGCTGATTTAAAAGCGAAAGCAGAAGAATTTAACAATAGTGGTAAATATGAAGATGCAAAGGCAAAAATTGAGGAAGCGAAAAACGCGAAAAATGAACTAGATAACTATCTAGCAATGAAGCAAATTCAAGTTCCTGAGCCTGTAAATTCGCAGGCAGGAGTATTACCTCCAGCATCAGTTCAAAATGAAGATACATCGTATAAAGAAGTATTTATGAAAGCAATACGTGGTCAAAGTTTAAGTCATGAAGAAGCAAGCGTTATGCAGGAATACAAAGCAGCACTATCTGAGAATACAGGAAAAGATGGCGGTTATATTGTTCCGGAAGATATTACGACAACGATTAACCAATTAAAACAGACGGTTGATAATTTAGAACAATATGTAAATGTACAACCTGTTTCAACAAACAAGGGGGCCCGTACATTAGAAAAACGTGCAGCATCTACACCTTTTGCGCCATTATCTGAGTATGGAAATCCAAATGCGATGCAAGAAATTGCTTCACCACAATTTGATCGTTTGCCGTATGTTATTGAGGATTATGCAGGATTTCTACCTGTACCAAATGATTTATTAAATGATACGGATCAAGCGCTAGAAGCTTATTTACGTCAGTGGATTGCGAAGAAATCTATTGCAACGCGAAACTATCTGATTTTACAAGAAATCAACAAATTAGCAAAAGTTGATTTAAAGGATTATAAAGGCATTAAAACTGCATTAAATGTCACATTAGATCCTGCTTTCTCAGCTGTAGCAAACATTATTACAAACCAAGATGGATTCAATTACTTAGATCAATTAGAAGATAAGGATGGCCGTCCACTTCTTCAACCAGATCCAACAAACCCAACACGTAAGCTATTATCAGGAAAGCCAGTTATTGTTTTATCCAATAAGACAATTGTGACAGATAAAGATGGTAAAGCACCATTTATTGTTGGGGATTTGAAAGAAGCGGTTGTGTTATGGGATAGACAGCAGTTATCCCTTGATATGACGAAAGAGGGTGGAAGTGCTTGGAGAGGCAATACAACAGAATTCCGAGCGATTGAACGTGAAGACGTGACATTGTGGGATACAGAAGCGGTTGTGTATGGACAAATTACAGTTGCACCTAAAACAGGAGCTTAATAAGGTAGGAGGTGTCCTTCTTGGTACTAACATTAGAGGAAGCGAAAAAGTATCTTCGTGTGGATGGTGATGAAGAGGACGATCTCATTACATCTTTCGTAATAGCAGCTGAAATATATATTAAAAATGCTACAAGTAAAAATGTAGATTTGAAGAGCGAGCTTGCTAAATTAGCAGCTCGTATTTTAATTGCTCATTGGCATGAAAACCGTGAAGCGGTTGGAAAAGCTGAACAATTGGCATTTAGTTTGCAGTCAATGTTAATTCAGTTGCAGTATTGTGGTGGTGATGCAAGTGAATCCGGGTAAATTAGATAAACGTCTTACCTTTCAAGTGAAAGACGAGGAAGCAAAGAGCCCAGACGGTGATCCAATAGAAGATTATAAGGATTCTTTTACTGTATGGGGCTCTTTTATTTTTTTAAAGGGAAGAAAATACTTTGAAGCAGCATCAGCTAATAGTGAAGTTCAGGGTGAAACGGAAATACGATTTCGCGCAGATGTGAATGCTGATATGAAGATGAAGTATAAGAACGTAATGTATGACATTATTTCAGTTATTCCAACTGAAAAACACACTTTATCAATCATGTGGAAGCGTGGTGGAATGAATGGCTGATGGTGTTGATTTTTTAGGTTTTGATCGCCTGATATCACAATTAGAGCAGATGGGTTTACGTGGAGAAAAGATTGAAGACAAAGCCCTTGCAGCTGGCGGTGAGCAAATTCGAAAAGCCATCGCAGAAAGAAGTGAACCGAGGAGTTCAAGTCCTAAGAAACCGTCCAAAAGTGAACCTTGGCGTACAGGCCAACATTTGCTGGATAATATACGAGTTACGAAGGCGCGAATGGAAAATGGTGTAAAAACAATCAAGATTGGAATAGACAAAGCGGACCGTTCCCCATATTTCTATGGAAAGTTTTTAGAGTGGGGTACTTCTAAAATGCCAGCACATCCATTTATAGAACCAGGTTTTACCGCTTCTAAAGCAGAAGCGGTACGTGCTATGACGGATATCTTGAAAAATGAAATGGGGCTAAATTTATGATAAATTTACGCCCTGAAATTGTGCAAGCTCTTGAAAATAATCAGGAGCTTGTTTCTTTATTAGGTGGAAAACGTGTTTATTATCGTAAAGCCAAAAACGCTGAAGAGTTTCCGCGTATTACGTTTTTCGAATTAGACAATAGACCAGATGGGTTTGCGGATAATGAAGAAAATGAAAGTGAAATTACATTCCAAATCGATATTTGGTCAAAGGGTAGTACAACAGTAATCCATCAAAAAGTGAATGAAATCATGAAAAGGATTGGTTTCTCACGTTATGCGGTTGCTGATTTATATGAGGATGATACGCAAATTTTTCATTACGCGATGCGATTCGCAAAAGGAGTGGAGTTATAGATGGCTGGAGAAGTGATTAAAATTAGTTCGACTGTCGGTGTAGATAGCCTTGTTTACGCAAAGTTATTGAAAGATGATGCAACAGGTGTTGACTATAGTGCAGTGAAAGAAATGGAAGGCGCTGTAAAGATTAAAACCTCTAAAAAGGTAGCTTCTGAAATTATGTGGAGCGATAATAAAAAATCAGAAATTGCTGAGTCTGATGGGGAAGTAGAAGTAGAGATTGAACTTCGTAGTATTTATTTCATTATCAACAAAAGCAGATATTGAAGGGTATCCAGAAGTGAAAGACGGTGTATTAGATGAGAGACGCGAAGGTGAAAAGCCTTATGTAGCAATTGGATGGCGTTTCTTAAAGGCGAATGGAAAATATCGATATGTTTGGTTATTAAAAGGGAAGCTTTCACAAGAGGAAGAAGAAGGCGAAACGAAGAAGGATAAACCGAACTTCCAAACAACGAAACTCAAAGGTTCATTCATTGAACGGGACTTTGATGATAGACCGAAATTTACAGCGGATGCGGATGAACCTACCTTTACAAAAACTGTAGGAGACAATTGGTTCAAAAAGGTATATGAAAAAGCGGTAACGCCATCACCAAAATAAATGAAATAGAGGGGAAATCCCTCTATTTTTTAATAGGAGGACGAAAAGATGAAATTATCTTTACGAATGGATGGAGAACAACACATTTTTAATATGCCAACATTTATTCCAGCGCGTTTGATTCGTCAAGCGCCTGAGCTTGCGGATATTCCAAATAACCCTGGTCCGGAGGACATGGATAAAATGGTTCAATATGTAGTAAAAGTGTACGGTGAACAATTTACATTAGATCAATATTGGGACGGTGTGGATGCTCGTAAATTTTTATCCACAACTTCCGATGTAATTAATGCGATCATCAATGAAACTGTGGGAGCGGCTGGTGGCACACCAGAAACTGGAGAAGAAACAAACCCAAACGCGTAGAGGGAGGAGGGCTCACGTTCACTGAGTTTATGGACGAGCTCTACCTCTCTTTATTACGTCAGGGGTATAAACATCATCATATCGATAACGAAATGGATATCTGGCATTATTTAAGGCTAAATCAAAAATATCGTGAACAAGATCAATCAAATAGAGAAAATTATAACTCAAATGAAATGGAAGTTCCGGCCGAAAACATTATTTAATGAGGGGTGAGACTGTGGCGAATGAAATGAATAATTTAGTCGTTAGGTTATCCCTTGATAACGTAAACTTTCGGCAAGGTATCGCAAACTCAGGCCGTGCGGTTAGGACATTACAGAATGAGCTGAAATCTGTAAGTACCGGAATGGGTGGCTTCGCCAATGCTAGTCAACAAACGCAAGCGAAAATGAACACACTCACCAGGCTTATTGAAGCACAAAAAGAAAAAGTTAGAGCATTGCGACAAGCCTACGATCAAAATAAGGCTACATTAGGTGAAAACGATGCAGCAACCCAGCGATACGCTTCACAGGTTAATAAGGCGGTCGCTGATTTAAATAGATTCGAAAATGAATTAAAACAAGTAAACCGTCAAGCGGAACAAAAAGGAATGGATAAGTTAAACAACGCTTTAAAAGCCTTACAGGCTGAATTTCAGTCTATTACAACAGGTATGGGCGGTTTTTCTAATGCAACGGAACAAACACGGGCGAAAGTAGACCTTCTGTCTCGTATAGTAGATAAGCAAAAAGAGAAGGTTAGGGAACTTCAACAAGCCTATAATCGTGCAAAAGCAGAAGAAGGTGAAGCAAGCCAATCCGCACAGCGATATGCCGAGCAAATTCATCGGGCAACAGCTGAACTGAATCGGTTTGAAACAGAATTACAGCAGTCGAATCGTGAACTAGAACAACAAGGAAATAGACTTCTCAATTTTGGAAACCGAATGGAGTCATTGGGTAATCATTTACAAAACGCCGGCATGCAAATTGGCATGGTGTTTGGCGGAATGACGTATGCAATAGGTCGAGGGCTAAAATCAGCTGTGGAAGAATCCATGAACTTCGAGCAACAGATGGCTAACATAAAGGCAGTATCGGGTGCAACTGGACAAGAAATGAGTAAACTCTCTGAATTAGCGGTGAAGTATGGGGAAGATACAAAATATTCGTCTGTTGAGGCCGGAAAAGGGATTGAAGAATTAATAAAAGCCGGCGTTAGTTTAACGGACATCATCAATGGTGGATTAGAAGGAGCATTAAACTTAGCAGCCGCAGGTGAGCTAGAACTAGGAGAAGCAGCAGAAATTGCTTCTACCGCCTTAAATGCATTTAAAAAAGATGGTTTAAGTGTTACAGATGCCGCTAACTTACTTGCAGGGGTCGCCAACGCTTCAGCCACTGATGTACATGAATTGAAGTATGGTTTGTCAGCTTCCGCAGCAGTTGCGGCTGGTGCAGGAGCAGGTATGACATTTAAAGATACAGCAACAGCTTTAGCCGTATTCGCTCAGAATGGGTTAAAAGGATCAGATGCAGGTACGTCATTAAAAACAATGCTCATGAGGTTAAATCCTTCCACGAAAGAAGCGTATAACAAGATGGCAGATTTAGGTCTTATCACATATAACGCGCAGGCTGGATTTGATTTCCTCGTGAAAAATGGTGTTACGCCAGCATCTAGAAGTGTAGGAGACATCGAGGTTGCGCTAGAAAAGTATGTCATGCAAACGGAAGGGGTAACGAAATGGAATGATAAGTGTGATACAACATTCCGAGAGTTAGCGACCAGTTCCGCGTTCTTATCGTCAAAATTCTATGATCAACAAGGGAAAATTCAAAGCTTAGAACATATATCTGGCATTCTGAAAGAATCCATGAAAGATTTAACAGATCAGCAAAGAAGTATGGCGTTAGAAACATTATTTGGTTCGGATGCAGTTCGTGGCGCAACGATTTTATTTAACGAAGGTTCACAAGGTGTAAACAAAATGTATACGGAAATGTCTAAAGTAACCGCTTTGGAGACAGCTAACACGAAAATGAACACTTTAAAAGGTCGTATTGAACAATTAAGTGGAGCATTCGACACAATGAAAAAGACAATTGGTGATGCACTCGCCCCTGTGGTTAGTGCTTTTGTTGCTGGATTACAAAAGCTTGTGGATGGATTTAACTCATTACCAGGGCCAGTACAAAAGGCCATTGCCATTACAGGTGGTATTGTTCTCGCTTTAACGGCTGTGGCTACAGCTATAGGTGTTGTTTTAGCAACATTTGGTATGATTGCGTCAGGAATTGGTTCACTCTCTCTTGCATTAGCATCAGTTGGTGGGATTGCTGGAGTTGCAGCCGGAGCGGTTGGATTCTTAGGGAGTGCAATAGGGCTATTATTTGGTCCAGTTGGATTGGTAGCGGCCGCTCTTATTGGAACTGGAGTTGTCGCATATAAAGCATATCAAAAAGCAACAGAGGACAGCATTGCTTCTGTAGATCGTTTTGCCACAAATACAGAAGGGAAAGTAAGTTCTTCCACAAAGAAAGTTCTTGGTGAGTATTTCAAGCTGTCTGATGGTATTAGGCAAAAGTTGACTGAAATGAGATTGAACCATGAAGTGATAACAGAAGAACAGTCGCAGAAGTTAATTGGCCAATATGACAAGTTAGGTAACACGATTATAGAAAAAACAAATGCAAGACAACAAAAAGAAGTGGAGGGACTTAAAAAATTCTTTGCGGATTCTTATGTGTTAACCGCGGAAGAAGAAAATAAGCGGATGGAACAAATGAATCAACATTACGAACAAGAAAAGTTAAAAACACAAGAAAAAGAAAACAAAATTAAAGAAATTATTCAAACTGCAGCAAATGAAAAGCGTGACTTTACTACATCTGAAAGAATTTCTTTACAGGCTTTACAAGATGAAATGGATAGAACGGCTATTCAGCACATGTCGGCAAATCAGATGGAGCAAAAAGTTATTTATGAAAACATGAGGGTACAAGCAAGTGAAATTTCAGCTAGGCAAGCAGCGGAGGTTGTTGAGAATAGTGCGAAAGCAAGAGATAAAGTGATTGAAGATGCGAAAAAGACTCGTGATGATAAAATTGCCTATGTGATACGTTTGCGAGATGAATCAGGAACACTGAACAAAGAAGAAGCGAACGCAGCGATTGCGGAAGCGAATCGTCAATATGAAAGCACCGTTTCTACAGCGCGAGACAAACATAGAGAAATTGTGAGTGAAGCAAAATCCCAAGCTGGGGAACATGCAAATCAAGTGGATTGGGAAACGGGTCAGATAAAATCCAAATACCAAGTCATGAAAGATGATGTGGTTCGAAAAATGCAAGAAACCTGGTCAGGTATAACAAAATGGTGGGAAGAAACCAAAACTTCAGCAAACAACAAGGTAGAAGAGATAAAAAATACAGTTTCAAGGAAATTTGAAGAAAAGAAAAAAGCTGTCGTTGATAAAATGAAAGAAATAAAGAGCGATATTGAAGATAAGTGGAATACAGTTGAAAAATTCTTTAGCACGATAAATCTACGTTCCATCGGTAAATCCATTATAGAAGGACTTGGTAAAGGGATAGATGATGCTTCAGGAGGTTTGTTTAGCAAGGCTGCTGGCATTGCGAACGATATTAAAAGGACTATTTCTGGAGCGTTAGAAATTAACAGTCCATCTAAGGTAATGATTCCAGTTGGTAGCGCCGTACCAGAAGGTGTTGGGGTTGGTATGGATAAAGGGAAACGATTTGTTGTCGATGCAGCAAAAAATGTAGTTGGAACGGTCAAAAAACAGATGAGTAATATGCCATCTGTATTTGATTTTGGATTCCAAACAAATCAATATAGTATCCCGCAAAATACGTTTGACAATTTTAGTGGATATACGCAACCGCAATTAGATTATAACAATCCATCTATGGCAAAAACTATGTTCTCGGATAGATCAGGTAGAGAACAAGAATTGAATGTAACGGTAAATATGACAAACGTTTTAGATGGAAAAGAATTAGCGAACGGAAGTTACGCATATACGACAAAGCTTCAAGACCGTGACCAAAAAAGAAGAGCGGAATTTTAAGGGGGGTGAGCATGTTGGGGAAACTCAGTTTTACTTTTAATAAGATTAGAAAAGATTATGTTCAAATGCTAGTTGGAAGAAAGCGCCCTTCGTGGGCTCCGATAAAAAGAAGATTGGTAAGAGTCCCTCATCGTGCAGGGGCTCTTTTTCTTCATACAGAAACGGAGGAACGTCGTATTGATGTTCCTTTTGTCATTAAAGCAGCAAAAGATATGGCGGATTTGCAAAAGATAAAAGAAGATTTAGCAGATTGGCTATATACAGAGCAACCAGCTGAACTTGTTTTTGATGATGAATTAGATAGGACGTATCTAGCATTCATTGATGGCTCTGTAGACTTGGATGAGATAGTCAATAGAGGAAAAGGTGTCATTACTTTTGTTTGTCCGATGCCATATAAATTAGGGAAACAAAATACTCATATGTTCTCTCAAAGTAGCTCTACAGAAGTGGCGACTTCTTTTATTAATCAAGGGAATATAGAAGCACCTGCAATTATTGAAATCGAAGCACAGAAACCAAGTACATTTTTAGATGTGTGGTTTGGTGAGTATCCATATAATCGAGATTACTTCAGAATTGGTTATCCTTTGAAAACAGAGCAACTACCTGTTGAAAGAAATCAAAGGCTTATATGGGATGAAATGGCTAACACTGTAGGTTGGAGTAAAGTCAGTTCGATGGAAGATGGCGAACCGATTGGCGAAATGAAATCAGATAAATATCAATTTTATTGTTCTGATTTTGGTACTAGTGCAGGGAAAGGGTGGCATGGTGCAGCTGTTAAAAAAAATATCCCCGGTGGCCCAGTGCAAGATTTTATTATGCAAGCTTACGTTACATGTAAGAGTAAAAGAATCAATGAAATGGGACGGGTTGAGATAGCGATACTCGATGAAAATAGCAAGGTGCTTTCAAAAATTGCTATGTCTGATGTGTTTTGGCAAGCTGAACAAAATTTCGGAACAATGGTAATTGGATATGATAATAAGCCGGGAAAAATAGGTTTGATTTATGAGAGTGGTGATTATCCGAATACATGGAATCAATATTACGGAAGATTGTGGATAGCTAGAACGGGAAATGTGTGGGAGGCTTATATCTCGAAATTCCTTCCGGGGACAGAAAAGGATGATTCAGAACGATTTGCAAGGTGGACGGATGAAAATAATTATCATATGGAAAAAGCAGCACAAATCCAGATTAGTATGATGCAATGGCAAGATGTACCGCCAGTAGAAGCAATGACCGTTTCAGATTTGAAATTCTGGAAAGTGAATTTAGATACTCAAAATAATCCACCTTACATTTTTGATACAGGAGACAAGATTATAATTGATACAGAAAAAAGTCTTGTAACCATTAACGGTAAAAATGCGATTAATTTAAAAGACATTTTTAGTAATTTTCCAACTGTCATACGTGGTGAGAATCGTATCGATATCATGCCACCAGATGTGAAAGCAACTGTTAGTTATAGGGAGAGATACAGATGAGAACACCAAGCGGGATTTTGCATGTTGTGGATTTCAAAACAGATCAAATCGTTGCAGCTATCCAGCCAAATGACTATTGGGATGACAAAAGGCATTGGGAACTGAAAAACAATGTTGATATGTTGGATTTTGCTGTCTTTGATGGAACAACTCATTCGGCTACGTTACAACAACAAAATCTTGTTCTAAAAGAAGTTCGCGATGGAAGAGTTGTACCATATGTCATTACAGAAACAGAGAAGAATTCAGACAAACGATCCATTACCACATATGCTTCAGGAGCTTGGGTTCAAATTGCTAAATCAGGCATTATAAAACCACAAAGGATAGAAGGTAAAACAGTAAACGAATTCATTGATATGGCTCTTGTAGGCATGAAATGGAAACGTGGAAAAACAGATTATGCAGGTTTTCACACTATGACCATTGATGAATTTATGGATCCGTTAACTTTTTTAAAGAAAATAGCTTCTTTATTCAAATTAGAAATTCAATACCGCGTTGAGGTTCAAGGGTCACAAATAGTTGGATGGTATGTTGATATGATTCAAAGGCGTGGCCGAGATACTGGTAAAGAAATAGAGCTCGGGAAAGATTTGATAGGTGTTACACGTATGGAACATTCAAGAGATATTTGTACAGCACTAGTCGGATTTGTAAAAGGTGAAGGCGATAATGTAATTACCATTGAAGGTATTAACAGGGGACTTCCGTATATTGTTGATCATGATGCATTTCAACGATGGAATGAACGTGGTAAGCATAAGTTTGGTTTTTATACGCCAGAAACAGAAGAGTTAAATATGACTCCGCAACGTTTAATGACATTAATGGAAATAGAACTGAAAAAACGTATTAATTCTTCCGTTTCGTATGAAGTAGAGGCACAATCGATTGGTCGCATTTTCGGACTAGCACATGAACTAATCAATGAAGGCGATACAATCCGAATCAAAGATACAGGCTTCATACCTAAGCTATATCTTGAAGCTCGTGTTATTGCTGGTGACGAATCATTCACTGATCCTGCACAAGATAAATACGAATTTGGGGATTATCGAGAGATAGTAGACCCAAACGAGGAACTACGAAAGATTTACAATCGAATCCTTAGTAAATTCGGTGAGAAACAAGAAATGTTGGATCAGCTAGATAAATTAGTGAAAGAAGCCAATGAAACAGCAAGTAACGCTAAGAAAGAATCAGAAGCAGCGAAAACACTTGCCGAAAAGGTACAAGAGAATATGAAAAATAATACTGTTGAAATTATAGAAGCTAAGAATCCACCGACAACAGGTCTTAAACCTAATAAAACGCTTTGGCGTGATATGAGTAACGGAAAGCCCGGCATTTTAAAAATATGGACAGGTACAGCTTGGGAATCGGTTGTACCAGATGTTGAATCAGTTAAGAAAGAAACACTTGAGCAGGTAAATAAAAATATTGAGGTCACAAAAACAGAATTAAACCAAAAGGTACAAGAAGCACAGAATCAAGCTACAGGACAATTCAATAAAGTACAGGAAGGTTTACAAGGTGTCAGTCGTACAATTTCTACTATCGAAAATAAACAAGGTGAAATCGATAAGAAAGTAACTCAGTTTGAACAGGATTCTAATGGATTTAAAACTTCTATTGAATCGTTAACGAAAAAAGATACTGACATTAGCAATAAATTACATACAGTTGAATCTACTGTAGAAGGTACAAAGAAGGCTATTTCTGATGTGCAGCAAACAACAAATGATCTAAGGAAAACCACAACTGAAATTACAGAAAAAGCTGGCCAGATTAGTGAGAAGTTGCAGAGCGTAGAAAAGAAAGTTAATAACGATAAATCTGGTGGACGTAATCTTTTATTAAAATCAAATGTTAAATATGAGAAGACCGATTATTTAGTCAATCAATACAATTCTACTGAAAATTTCTCTACAGGTGAGGAATATACCTTTGTAATGAAAGGGAGTGTCCCGCAAGGTCAGAAATTTGGGATTTGGCAGAATGGCGGGTCCAGCAATGTTGGATATGCAACAAGTGTTTATGGTAATGGAATAACGTATGTAACCTTCAAAGCTGTTGCGGCTACAAGTGGAAATGAACGAAAGTTAAGCTTATATAATTACCCGAGTAGTACTACGAAATCTATTGTGGAATGGGTTGCCTTGTATAAAGGGAATAAGCCACAAGATTGGACAGCGCCGCCTGAAGAACAAGTAACAACAGATGAATTTACAAAGAAAACAACAGAGATTGTAAAAAATGTGGATGGAATTAAAGAAACAATAACAAAAGTGGAACATAATCAAAATGGATTTGATAAGCGTGTTGCGACTGTAGAAAAAGATGCAACTACTATTAAACAAAATGTCTCTTTCATACAAAATACGCAGACAGAACAAGGAAGACAATTACAAGAGGCGAAAGCTGGATGGGAAAATACTGCGAAAGCAATTGAAGGTAAAGTTGAGCTGAAACAAGTAGAGAATTATATTGCTGGGTTTAAAATCCCTGAGTTGAAGCAAACAGTTGATAAAAATAAACAAGATTTGTTGGGCGAATTAGCTAACAAACTTGCAACTGAGCAATTTAATCAAAAAATGACTTTGATTGATAACCGCTTTACTATCAATGAACAGGGGATAAATGCTTCAGCCAAAAAGACAGAGGTATACACAAAAGAGCAAGCAAATGGGCAATTTGCCACATCATCTTATGTAAGAGATATGGAAACACGTCTTCAGTTAACTGAAAAGGGTGTTAGCATATCTGTAAAAGAAAACGATGTAATCGCAGCATTCAATATGAGTAAAGAAAACATTACGTTGAATGCGAACAGAATTAACTTAGTAGGTTTTATTACAGCAAATCATATTAAAGGAAAAGTGTTAGAAGGGGTAACGCTTAAAACAAGTGGAAACAGATTTGTTGAAATAAATAAGCAAGACATGAAGATTTTCGATTCGGATAAGCCACGTGGCTATATAGGATTTATGGAAACAGATGATGGAAGTATTCAACCTTCATTAGTCCTTGGTTCTGATAATAGAAAATACGCTGGTACAGGATCATTTTATATTTATCAAGTCATGCCGCGAATGAATGGAGTTGATCAACCTTCTAAAGCATATGCGAAATTTGGGATTTCTAAAGGAGAAAATGCAGAAGGAACTAATATTTGGTCAAACTATATTCAAATGCATAATGACGGTGGACATCTGAGCGTATATTCAGATGGACAATTTCGTTTTCAAAACTTGAATAATATTATTTTTGAATCTGAAGGATGGGCTCCAGGATATGGTTACTTCTCTGTAACTACAACTGAACCACATATTTTTACAAATAACGCTGGGCAGTTTACTTTCAAAAGAAAAGGCAGTGACTATAAAATACATTTCGTAAACGGCACCACCGATCATGATTTAATTATGGGTAATGCAATGATAAGGTCAAGTTTTGTACAAGGTTATAACAATGGCTTGCAGATTAAAGATATGATGGGTAAGGGATGGAAAGATATAGAATTAAGAACATTACGAGCGCAAGAGAATATTAGCGCTACAGGGCGTATGTGGGCGCAAGAATTTATCCCTAATTCTTCTCGTAAGCTTAAAACGGATATAAAAGACCTTCCATTCTCTGCTTTAGATAAAATCAACTCTGTAAACATCAAACAGTATCACTTTATAAGAGATGTTGAACGCTTCGAGTCAGGGGAGTCTATTATACTTCCAATTAATTACGGTATGATTGCGGAGGACTCTGACGATGTATTCACCACACCACAGAAAGACGCTGTAACACTTTATAGCTCGGTTTCAATTTCTATTCAAGCAATACAAGAAGTTGACTTTAAAGTTAAAAATCTTCAATTTGACCACGGTATATTGAAGCAGGAAGTTGATACTCTTAAAGAACAACTTGAAGCAGAAAAACTTGAGAAAGTTTCAATGAAAGCTGAAATTGCTGAATTAAAGGTATTAGTACAACAATTAATAAATGAGGAACCAAAGCAGCCATAAGCTGTTTTTATTTTGTACAAAATAGGGCTTTGCTAACAAAAGGGAGGCAATTCTTGTCTCTCTTTTTTGATATAGATGAGGAGTATGGATAGAGGGAGGGAAAACGGATGACAATCGAACTTGGTGTGCTGATTGCGTTATTATCACTCGCCATCAGCTATTTTGGTTATGCACTGAATAAATCTAAATCCATCAAAGCAGATGGGCAACAAAGTGCAGAGGTCAAAGCAGAACTGGGATATATCCGAAAAGGTGTGGATGATATCCGGATTGATTTAAAGGCAAGTGAAAAACAAATGGTAGCACTTGGAGAACGAGTCACGAGGGTAGAGGAAAGTACCAAACAAGCGCATAAACGCTTGGATACAATCGAAAAGGAGACGGATTAGACATGACAAAAGAAAACATTCGAAAACGATTACGTAATTGGAAAACATGGGTGGCACTTGCCTCTCTTCTGGGATTCATTTGTGCGAAGGCAGGATTACTAGAAACGAAGAGCTTTATCGATGAAATGTTACCGTACCTTTTCACACTTGGTGTTGCCTTAGGAATTTGGATTGACCACGAAGGGACAGTACAAACAGACAAATAAAAACAAAGAGAACGCATCGCCAATCGGTGGTGCATTTTTCTATGGGAGGAGAAACAAAAATGAAACGATTATTAGGGATAGTTACAATATTATGTATGGTATTTTCGCTGTCTACAAGCGTTTTTGCTGATAGAATACTTCTGATACCTGATGTACCGAAAACGCCATACAGGGGCGGAATCGGAGCGTATGAAGGAGTGGTTGCTCACAGTACCGCCACACCGGAAGCACCAGCCATTAATATTCAAAAATATGAGACACGTACCTGGAGAAATGCATTCGTTCATTACGCAGTGGACTGGAATGAAACGATTCAAATTGCGGATACAAAATATGTTGCGTATGGTGCAGGACCAGCGGCCAATAAACGATTTGTTCATGTGGAATTGTGTGAGACAGCCGATTATGCCAAGTTTAAACGAAGTTATGAAAAGTATGTGAGATTACTTGCGGAAATATTACAAGATAACAATCTATCGGTAGAGAAAGGATTGTGGACGCATAATGATGTGAGAAAGTACTTGGGCGGTACAGATCATGAAGACCCGCTTGCTTATTTACGTAGCCATGGTGTAACAGAATCGCAGTTTAGAGCGGATGTGCAACGAGCATATCACAATGCTAGTGTGGAAGTTTCTGTTTCTGAGAAGCCATCTAAACCAACAGCAGTAAAGGGTGGTATCGCTTATATTGAAGGTTACAACGTGAATTTACGTAAAGGACCAGGTACAAGTTATTCTAAGATACGTCAATTAAACAAACCGGAATCTTATATTGTATGGGCTGAAAAGGATGGTTGGTTAAACCTTGGTGGAGACCAGTGGATTAAGAACGATCCATCTTATGTGACGTTTGAAAAGAAAAGCACAGTTGCTTCTTCTATTGTAGGGAAGCGGGTGGCTTCTAAAGTGAATAACCTACGCTTCTATGACGCTCCATCTTGGGCGGATACAGATGTGGCTGGGACTGTAGAGGCAGGATTAGGATTTGTGATTGATGATAAAGTAATGGTAAATGGTTCCCAGCAATATAAAGTCCACAATAGTAAAGGGAAAACGTATTATGTTACTGCAAATGCAGCATTTGTATATGTGAAGTAA